GTTGCACATAAATAAACGCTAAATGTTGGTAATTGCCAACAGGTTAGCGCGGACGAAGAAGCGGTGAAAGACGGTTGAGCCTCGGTGGCTGGCCGTTTTTCACCGCTTCGTTTTGGGGCCCCTGATGGCGAAGGAACGCTGATGATCCGAGGCCGAAAGCCCAAGCCGACCAAGTTGCGGATGATCGAGGGCAACCGCGAGCATCGGCCGATCAACAGGAATGAGCCCGAGCCTTTGATCGCGCTGGAGCTGCCGCCGCCGCCGGGTTTTTTGGCGGATCCGGTGGCGCGGACCGAGTGGATCCGGATAGCGGCAACGCTGTACCCGGTTGGGCTGTTAAGTGAGGCGGACGTCACGGTTTTAGCGGCCTATTGCCAGAGCTATGCGCGGTGGCGGCGGGCCGAGGATGCGTTGGCGCGGATGGCGGCCGACGATCTGCTGACCGACGCGCTGTTGGTGCTGGCGACGGACGGCTCGGTGAAACAGAATCCGCTGGTGCGGACCGCCAACACGGCAATGGATGCGATGGTGCGTTATGCGCATGAGTTTGGCATGACGCCGGCGGCGCGATCGCGGATCGATGCTGGGCCGCGGCCTGCGGTCGACGACATGGCCAAGCTGTTCGGCTGATCAGTGGTCGAGCTCTCGGCTGAGCACCGCGAGATCTACACGCGGCGCGAGGTGCCGCGGGCTGACTGGGGCAAGCCGTCCGGCCTGGCGATCGCCTTTGCGCATGGGCTGATGGTCCCGGCCGGCAAGCACGTCGACAAGCCGTTGCGGCTGCGGAAATTCCAGATCGAGTTTATCCGCGCGGTTTACAACCCGCGGCAGGAGGGTGAGGCCGGCCGGCGGGCGGTGCGGCAGGCGGTGCTGTCGGTGGCGCGCAGAAACGGCAAGACGTTGACCGCGGCGGTGCTGTTGCTGGCCCACCTGGCTGGTCCGTTCAAGAAGCCGAACAGCGCGATCGTCTCGGCGGCGACACAGCGCAAACAGGCGCGGCTGGTGTTTGAGTTTGTGAAAAACATGGTGCGGGTGAATCCGTGGCTGCTCGGCAAGCTGAAGATCCTGGCGGCGACCAGCCGGATCCTGCACCGCGACGACGGGACCTACTACGAGGCAATTTCGGCCGAGGCAGGCGGGCAGTTCGGCATGGGGCTGGACTTCGTGATCTACGACGAGTTGGCCCAGGCCAAGAATCGCAACCTCTACGACACGCTGATGACCTCGCTCGGCTCGCAGCCCGAGCCGCTGATGATGATCATCTCGACGCAGGCTCCAAACGACCAGCACCTGCTTTCGGAATTGATCGACTACGGCGACAAGATCAACCAGGGCATCATCGACGATCACTCCTTCGTCTGCCATTGCCACACCGTGCCGATCGAGGCGGATCTGCTGGACGAGAAGCAATGGAAGAAGGCCAACCCCGGGCTCGACGATTTCCGCGACCGGCGCGAGATGCGCGATGCGATTCGCCGCGCCGTCAAGATGCCGGCGCAGGAGTCGACGGTGCGGGTGCTGTACCTCAACCAGCGGGTGCGGGCCGAGGCGCCCTACCTGTCGCGCGGGGTTTACGAGCGCGGCAGCGGGCCGGTCGACCCGGCAATCTTCACCGACGGTCGTGCGGTCTACGGCGGGCTCGACCTGTCGGCGCGCACCGATCTGTCGGCGCTGGTGCTGGCGGCCGAGGGCGACGACGGCTTGGTGCACCTGCTGCCCTACGCCTGGACGCCGGCGGACAGCGTGGCTGAGCGCACGCAACGCGACCGTGCCCCCTATGACGCCTGGGTGCGCGGCGGCCAACTCATTGCCGTGCCGGGACCGTCGATCGACTACGATTGGATTGCCGAGGCGCTGGCCAACATCACGTCGAGCATGAATGTGGTGAGGATCGGCTATGACCGCTGGCGGATAGAGATCCTGCGCCAGGCGCTGCGGCGGGCCGGGACCAACCCGCCGCTGGTCGAGTGCGGCCAGGGCTACAAGGACATGAGCCCTTGCGTCGAGGCGTTTGAGCAGCTCGCTCTCGAGGGCAAGATCCGGCACGGCGGCCATGCGGTGCTGCGGTGGTGTTTTTCGAACGCGGTGATTACCCGCGACCCGGCCGGCAATAGAAAGCTCGACAAGTCGAAGGCCTACGGCCGGATCGACGCCGCGGTCGCCGCCATTATGGCGGTCGGCGCCGCCAAGGCGGCCGGCACGCCGGTGGTCGACATCGAGGCGATGATCGCCTGACGGGGTTTTTGGCACTAGCGCCCCGGGTTTTTGGCACTAACGCCCCGGCCTCCGCGCCGGTGATCTGACAGGTAAATCGAGGTTCGGCGCTGCTTCCGTCCTGGGTGCAGCCCGGATCGGCGGCCTGGCCGGGCGGGATATTCGCCACCGTCCGCCGGGCCGCCGCGCAACCAAAACCGAAAACCCGCCGTCGCTGACAACCAGCGGCGGCGGTTTGCATTTCAGGAGGCCGCACATGGCCAGGAAACAGGCCGAGCCCGACCCGGGCGAGAGCGAAACCGATTTCGTCGACCGCTGCACCACCGAGATGCTCGACGAGGACGACTCGCTGTCACAGACCGACGCCGAGGAAGCCTGCCAGCTGATCTGGGACGAGCGGGCCGCCACGCCAGTCGTGCGCAAGACCAACGACGCCGGCATCGTCTCGCGCGGCAAGGACCACGTCGGCTTCGTCATGTCCGACGAGTCGGTCGATCGGATGGGCGACGTCATCAAGGTCGATGGCTGGAAACTGTCCAACTTCAAGCGCAACCCGATCGCGCTGTTCAACCACAACCCAAATTTCGTCGTTGGCAAGTGGCACAATCTGCGCACCGAGGACAACGCGCTGAAGGGCGATCTCGAGCTCGCCGCATTCGGCACGTCCGAGCGGGTCGACGAGATCCGCCGCCTGGTCGAGGCCGGCATCCTCAAAGCCGTGTCGGTCGGCTTCAAGCCGCTGGCCAAGCCCGAGCCGCGTGACGGCAAGGACCCCTGGAACGGCGTCACCTTCAGCAAGCAGGAATTGATCGAGACCTCGCTCGTTTCGGTCCCGGCCAACGCCAACGCGCTGGCCATCGCCAAGTCTCTCTCAACCTCCCGCAGCACGCTCGATCTGGTTTTTGCCGGGCAAGGCAATCGCGACCAGGTCGTCACGCGCGGCGGATCACCGGCGGGCAAGCCAACACTCCTCTCAACCGAAAGGTCGAGATCCATGTCCACGCTTTCCAAGCGCATCGAGGAGGGCCAGCAGAGGCTGGTATCCCTGCGCGACAGGCTCACCGAACATCTGGCCACCGTCGACGACAGCAACGTCACCGACGAGCAGATGACCATCACCAAGGAGCTCAACGAGCGGATTGCCTCAGCCGACCAGCTGGTGATCTCGCTCAAGGACTCCGAGCGGTCGCTGACGCCGGCGACCACGACGGCCATGACCGTGCGCACCACCGCCGAGCCGATGGCGACCAAGGGCGGCGCGGTGGCGCGACCGTTCAACATCGCGCCAAAAAAGGTCGAGCCGCTGGAATTCCTGGTGCGCTCGGGCGTCGTCCAGTTCTTCAGCCACACGCTGAAGATGCCGATCGACGCGGTGCGCGAGCGGATCTACGGCGACGACGAGGCCACCCGCGTGGTCTGCGACTGGACGCTCAAGGCGGCGTCGGCGCCGGCCATGACCACGGTGACCGGCTGGGCCGCCGAGCTGGTGCAGACCGTCAACGCCGACTTCATGGCGACGCTGATGCCGTCGTCGGTGTTTCCGAGCCTGTCGGCAATGGGCCTCGGCCTGACGTTTGGCGCCAACGGCAAAATCAATCTGCCGACGCGCAACGCGACGCCGACCATCGCCGGCTCGTTCGTCGGTGAGGGCAACCCGATCCCGGTGCGCCAGGCCGCATTCTCCGCGGTCATCCTCACGCCGAAAAAGATGGCGGTGATCACCACCTGGACCAAGGAAATGGACATGCACTCCATTCCCGCGATCGAGGGGCTGCTGCGCCAGGCGATCCAGGAGGACACCGCGGTCTCGCTCGACGCGGTGCTGCTCGACGCCAACGCGGCAACCGTGGTGCGGCCTCCGGGCTTGCGCAACGGCGTCGCCGGGCTGACGCCAACCGCAGGCGGCGGCTTCACCGCCCTGGTCGGTGACATCAAGGCGCTGACCGGCGCGATCCTCACCGCAACGAATGGCAACATTCGCAAGATGGCTTGGCTGATGAATCCGATGCAGGCGCTGGCGATTTCGCTGACGCAGGCACCCTCGGCCATCGGCGTGTTCCCGTTCGCGGCGGAAATCGCCGCGGGCAACTTGCGCGGCTTCCCGATCATCGTCTCGGGCACCGTGCCGGTCGGCACCGTCATCGCCATCGACGCCGCCGACTTCGTCAGCGTTGCCGGCGATACGCCGCGCTTCGAGATCAGCGACCAGGCCACGCTGCACATGGAGGACACGACGCCGCTGGCCATCGGCACGGCCGGCTCGCCGGCCACCGTCGCGGCGCCGGCCATGTCGCTGTTCCAGACCGATAGCCTGGCACTCCGGCTGATCATGCCGGTCAACTGGGCGCAGCGGCGCGCTGGCACCGTCGCCTGGGTCGCCGGCGTCACCTGGTAGGGCGCGGAGTCCCAAAGCTTCCGCACCCGAAAGCGCGCCGCCGCGGCCTCGGTCTGCACCGCGGCGGCGCGTCACCTGAAACCCGAAACGAAAGGAAGCCATCATGGCTGACAAGGCACACGACACCGAAGCCGCAGCGCGCGAGGCGGTCAAGAAACAGGCCTCGACGCGCGAGGCGCAGGACGCGCAACGCGCACTCAACGCCGGCAAGCCAACGCCGACGCAGGAGGAAAACGATCTGGCCAAGCTCGGCGCACCGGCCGAGAAGCATGAGGAGGACGGCAGCCCGCAGCAGCCGCTCGAGCCGCCGAAAGATCCGTACAGCAAGCGCTCGATGGAAGGGCAATCGGGTGCTGGCTACCAGACCCGCGGCACCGCCAAAACCTGATGGGCCTGCTGGCGCGAATCCTCTCGCCGCTGCTGAAAGCCAGCGGCGAGGGGCAAGTCCACCCCGGCCCGTACCAGTTGCCGGTGACCGGCGGCTGGCTGCCGGCCGATGCGCCGTGGAATTTCTGGCAGCTCGGCATCGATCCGCGGGGCTCTGGTAATTCGGCGATGGTCGAGGCCTGCATCTCGGCTTATTCGCAGACGGTGGCGATGTGTCCGGGCGACCACTGGCGCGCCAACGACAAGGGTGGTCGCGACCGCGTCACCACCTCGGCGCTGTCGCGCATCCTGCGCGCGCCGAACGGCTACCAGTCGCCGTCCGATTTCATGCTCAACCTGACGCGCTCGCTGTACATGGACGGCAACGCCTACGCGCTCGGCCTGCGCAACGACCGCTTCGAGATCGACGAGTTGCACCTGATGCAGCCCGGCCAGAGCGCGCCGGCGCTGGCCGAGACCGGCGACGTGTTCTACCGGCTGGGCGGCAACGACCTGATCGACCGCCAGATCGATGGCGAGCACCTGGTCGTGCCGGCCCGCGACGTGCTGCACGTCCGCCTGCATGTTGCCCGCAAGCATCCGTTTCCGCTGGTCGGCGAGACGCCGCTGATGGCGGCGCTGTCCGACATCGCCACCTCGTCGGCGATCACCCAGCAGCAGATCAATTACTACCTCAACCAGGCGCGGCCCTCGGCGGTGCTTTCGACCGACCTGGTGCTCGACAAAAACCAAGTGCAGATGCTGCGCGACCGCTGGGACGAGCAGGCCAAGGGCCTGCGCCAGGGCGGCACGCCGATCCTGACGTCGGGCCTCAAGGTGCAACCGTGGGCCGGCACCGCCAAGGACGCCGAGCTCTCCGAGGTCATGAAGATGAGCGAGCAGCGGATCGCGCTGGCGTTCCGCATCCCGCTGCAGATCCTCGGCATCGGCGGCACGCCGTACAGCTCGACCGAGCTCCTGATGCAGAGCTGGATCGCGTCGGGCCTGGGCTTTGCCCTCAACCACATCGAGGACGCCTTCGGGCTGTTGTTCGCGCTGGACGGCCAGCCCGACGAGTATGTGGAATTCAACACCAAGGCGCTGCTGCGGTCGGCGTTCAAGGACCGGATCGAGGGGCTGGTGCGCGCGGTGCAGGGCGGCGTGTTCTCGCCGAACGAGGCGCGCAACGAGGAGGATCTCGACCGCGTGAAATTCGGCGACGAGCCGCGGGTACAGCAACAGGTCGTGCCGCTGTCGGCGGCCGAGGCCATCCCGGCGGCGCCGCCTGCGGGCGGCCCGCCGCCCGCCGCCGGCCAGGGCGATCAGCCCAAGCCCGCCGCCGACGCCAAGCCCGACGCCAAGCCAGCAGACACCCCCGCGCCGCCGACCCGCGAGATGATCGCGGGCGAGATGCGCGCGCTGATGGAGGTCGCGGATCGCCATGACCGCTCATCCCGTGCAGCTTGATGCCCTCCGCGAGGCCCTCGGCCACGTCATCGCCGTCCACCGCGAGCAATGGGCGCGCGAGCGGGCATTGATCGAGGCCCAGGCCCAGGCCACCGTCGCGGGCTTGCGCGCCGAGTTGATCGAGCTCCGCGCGGCGTTCCGCGACGAGATGCAGCGCATGGTGGCCGAGCGGCTCGCCACCGTGTGCGATGGCACGGCCGGCAGCCAAGGCGAGCCCGGCGAGCCGGGCGCGGCCGGCCCCACCGGCCCGCAAGGCGAGCCGGGCGAGCCTGGACCGGCCGGCTTACCAGGTGCCAAGGGCGAGCGCGGTGAACGCGGCGTCGACGGCATGCTGCCGCTGGTCCAGGCTTGGCAGGCGGGCGTGCACTACCGCGGCAACGTCGTGACCGACCGCGGCGCGACCTGGCAGGCGACGATCGACACCGCCGAGCGGCCGGGCGACGGCAAACAATGGAATTCCATTGCCGCGGCCGGCGTCGACGCCAGGGGGCCACAGGTCCGCGGCCTGTACGAGCCCGGCAAGGACTACTGGCGGCTCGACATCGTTGCGCTGAACGGCGGCAGCTTCATCGCGCGGCGCGACGAGCCCGGACCCTGTCCGGGCGACGGCTGGCAGCTCATCGCCAGCCAGGGAAAGAAGGGCGGCCAGGGCGAGCCCGGTCCGCGCGGCGAGCGCGGCGAGCGGGGCGATCAAGGCCCAGCGGTGCCGACGATCAAGCAATGGCGGATCGATCGCGCGGCCTTCGCCGCGGTGCCGATCCTGTCGGACGGCGGCGAGGGCGCGCCGCTGCAATTGCGTGTGCTGTTTGAGCAATATCAGGTCGAGCATGGTTGACGTCACCATCAAGGTCATCACGCCGGCGACGAGCTTTTCCTTCCTGACGTTGGCCGAAGCCAAGGCCGCGCTCGGCATCTCCGACACTGCCGGCGATGCACAGTTGCAGTGGCTGATCGACACCAATTCCTCGGTGATCGCGACCTTGTGCAACCGGACCTTCGCCAAGGAGAAGGTGCGCGAGACATGGCGGAAGCTTTTGCCAAACCGGATGTTCCTGACGCATTGGCCGGTCAAGGAGGACGACATTGAGGGCATCAGCGTCGGCGGTGTGGATCTCGCCGCCGGCGACTGGGAGGTCGAGGAGGAGAGCGGCAAGCTGCTGCTGCCCGAGGCGTCCGACACGCCGATCGTCATCACCTACACCGGCGGCTATCTGCTGCCGGCCGAGGCGCCGATGGCGCTGAAGCAGGCCTGCGCCATGCTGGTTGCGGTGACGCGGGCCGACACCGCGGCGGCCGAGACCTCGGGCATCCGCATGATCGCCCACAAGGAGAAGCGGATCATGTTCCACCCGCCGTCGGCAACGGCCGGCACGGGCGGCGGCTCGGCGCCAGGCGCGCGCACCGCGGTCAAGGGTTTACTCGAGCATTTCATGCGGCATTGGATCTGATGGACGACACGCCGCGGCTGGTGTTCGACACCAGCAAAGCGATCGAGCGCGTCGATAAGATGATCAAGACGATCCAGCGGCTGCCCGACGACATGGAAGAGACCTTCATGGCCTGGCAGGTCGAGGACGTGCACCGCAACAAGCCACACGTGATCCGGGTCGGGCCGAAAAGCATGGCGACCTATTTCTGGGCGCGCCGGAAATGGCGAGCGACGACACCGGAGACGTAAGCGCGACGCCGACGCCGAAGCGGCGCGGACGGCCGCGGCGGCGAAAGCGTGGCAGGCCGCGCACCAAGCCGAAGAAGCGCGGGCGCAAACGCGGACGCGGCAGACCACGGATCGGGCGAAAGCCGCGGGCGCGGAAGAAGAAGCGACGGCGGCGCCGCCGCGGCGGCCGACGGCAAAAGCGCTCGATCCTGCGCGAGTCGCTGAAGGAGATGCTGGTCAAGCGGATGGACGAGGTCGTGCTGGGCGGCGTGAAATGGTGAGCGGCTGATGGCGGTCAACTTCTCCAAGCTCGTCCTGTTGCCGAACTATGCGACCTTTGCGCGCCCGGTGACGATCGACCCGGTTGCCTCGCAGCCGGGCGTGCCGGCCTATCCGGCGCGCGGCATCTTCAACACCGACGACGTCGACGTCGAAGGTGAGGACGGCGAGATCTACTCCGACCAGCAGACCGTGCTCGACGTGCTCGAGGCCGAGTTCGCGGTGGTGCCGCAGCAACTCGACCGGATCTTCATCCCGGCCGATGCCGAGGCCGGCCCGGAGCTCGGCTGGTACGAGATCATGGACGCCGACACCGACGGCGGCGGCGAGACGACGCTGGTGCTGCGCAAGTGGGGCGCGGCGAAGCCGTCATGATCACCGACACGCAGAGCTATTCGCTGGTGCTGCGTGACATGTTCTTCGACAAGCTGGCTGCCGCGCCGTACTTCGCGACCTTCACCAAGCGGAAATCCTCCGCGCTGCAGATCCAGCCGCAGAACCTTCCCTACCTCGGCGTCTACCTGGGCGACGAGGGGATGACTACGGACGGCGAGGGCAACCAGAGCTACATCCGTTTCACCCACACGCTGCGGATCATGTTCTCGGTCAAGATCGTCAACAACGACCCCGACGACTGCGAGAGGAAGCTCGACCAGGCGTTCTGGGCAATCTGCAACACGCTGTGGCGCGATCCGTATCTCACCAACATGCTCGACACCACGCCCTACGGCAGCGGGATGACGGGCACGCCGGACAACACCCGCTTCGAGAGCATCCAGCGCGGCATGCGGCGGCACCGCTGGGGCGCCACTGCATTGGACAACGAGACGCCGCTCGGCGAGCTCGAATACGACGTGTCGATCGTCTACCGCTCCGAATTTGCGCCGGTCATCGCCGACGACCTTCTGCAGATCAGCCTGACGACCGGCGTCAAGCCCGGCGAAACGCCGGAGGAAATGGCGAAGCGGCTGCAGGCCGGCCACGAATACTTTTTTGAACCCGAACCATAGGAGGGCGCCATGCCCGAGATGAAAGTGGAAACCCCGACGCGTCCGCTCAGCCCGAGCGCGGTGCGGCTCAAGATCATCGCCGATGCACGGACCCGCCCGGCGACCGTCAAGGTCTGGGCGGCCAGCGAGGACATGCGCCGCCTGCTGCGGCATCCGGGCGGGGCGCGGTTCCGCACCGACATCGGCCAGGCGGTCGAATGGCCCAACGACAGTTTCACGCACCGCCGCATCGCCGACGGCTCGGTGAGCACGGAAGGTGCATCGAGCGGCAAGCGGCCGGCCGACGATCCCAAGCTCAGCCTGCGCGAGCGGGCCCGCGCGCATGCCGCCAGGCCCGACGCCAGGCCCGAGAGCAAGCCCGCCGCGGCCAAATCCTGATCCGATCAACGTCACCCCTGAAACGCAACGGAGGCTTTCATGCCGATCTCTTTCGCCAACATTCCCGCAAACTGGAGGCTTCCGCTCTACTGGGTGGAAGTGGACCCGTCGAAGGCCGGGCTGCCGACGATCAACCAGGCAGCCCTGCTGGTCGGTATCAAGACCTCGACCGGCATTGCCGCGCCCGACGTCGCGATCCCGATCGGGACGCAGGCCCAGGCCGACAAGCAGTTTGGCCAGGGCTCGATGCTCGCCAACATGTTCAAGGCCTTTTTCAAAAACAACTTCGCCCATGAGGTCTGGGGCCTGCCGGTCGCCGAGCCCGCGGGTACCGCGCCGAGCGTCGACGCCGCCAAGGGCACCATCACGGTGACGGCAGCGGTCGGGCACCAGGCCGGGACCATCCACCTCTACATTGCCGGCGAGCATCTCGGCGTCACCATTGGCGCGTCCGACGATGTCACCGCCATTGCCACGGCCATCAAGGATCAGATCAACGACGAAGAGGATCTGCCGGTGACGGCAACCGCCGCGCTCGGCGTCGTCACGGTCACGGCCAAGTTCAAGGGCCGGGCCGGCAACGACATCGACATCCGCGACAGCTACTTCGGGCGGATCGGCGGCGAGGAGCTGCCGCAGGGCGTCTCGATCGTCTACTCCGGCGCCGACCCGCTGGCGCCTCCGGGCTCGCCCGGCGAGCTCGCCAGCGGCGCGGGCGATCCCGACTTCGACGATGCCATCGCCGGGCTGGGCGAGCGGATCTTCGAATATGTCGCCATGCCGTTCACCGACTCGACGTCGCTCGCGGCCTGGGATCTCGAATATGGATTCACCGACCAGGGGCGCTGGGGCTGGATGCGCGGCCTCTACGGCCACATCATCTCGGCCAAGCGCGAAACCTATCCCAACCTGATCGCCTTCGGCGAGACGCAGAACAGCGGCGTTATCTCGGTGATGGGCGTCGACCTGGAGACGCCGACGCCGGCCTACGAATGGTGCGCGGCCTATACCGCGAAGGCCGCGCGCGGGCTGACCAACGATCCGGCGCGGCCGCTGCAAAGCCTGGAGCTCACCGGCATCAAGCCCGCTCCGCTGCACAAGCGTTTCAGCCAGCTGGAGCTCAACACCCTGGCCGGCAGCGGGATCGCCACGCAGGGCGTCAGCGGCAACGGCATCCCGATGATCCTGCGCGAAAG